AGATACTACTAATAGTCATTACCAAATATCTGAAGTAATAGTAGTAGATGACGGAACTACTGCTTATATAACAGAGTATGCTATAAACCAGACAGTTACCAATCTTGGTGATTTTGATGCTTCTATTTCTGGAGACTATACTACTTTAACATTTACTCCTATAGCAAGTGCTAACGTACAAGTTAGAGTATTTCAAAATGCTTTAAGACTAGTTGATGAAGCAAATTCTGTTAATCAAATAGATTTAGAAAATGCTACTATTGATACTGGATTTGGAGCTTATACTGCTACTGAGACTGATGTTAAGAGAGCATTTGATCTTACTCATAGACAACTCCCAATCTTTAAGAGAGACTTTGTAGGAAGTGCAACTACTACAGTTAGTCTAACTGAAGATACTATTAGATTACCTGATCATTTCTTTGTTACTGGTGAAGAACTATCTTACAGATACACTGGTGCTGGTACTACTTCTGCAATTGAAATTGAGTCACAATCTATACCTGGATATGGTACTACAGATAAAATGCCTTCTACAGTCTATGCTGTTAAGGTTGATGACTCTACTCTTAGACTTGCTACTAGCGCAGAAAATGCATTAAAAACTACTCCTACTTATTTGGATATTACTGCTGTAGGTGTTGGAACATCTCATTCCTTTACTTCTAAGAAGCAAAACTCAAGATGTATATTAAGTATTGATAATGTTGTACAACAACCTATTGTTGCTACTTCTGTGACCACTACTGTTACTGGTGATGTATCCGCTACTGCTGATACTATAGTTATTTCTGGTATTACTTCAATTACTGGTGGAGATCTGTTGAAGATAGGTAATGAAATTATGAAAGTAGATTCTGTTGGTTTAGGTGCTACTAACAGATTATTAGTAACTAGACCTTGGATGGGAACTGAAAAAGATTCATATAGTGCTAATACTTTGGTAACTAAAGTTGATGGAAACTATAATATTGTAGACAGTACTGTTAACTTCTTTACTGCTCCTGTAGGATTAACTCCTCTTTCCACTACCACTAATGAACCAGATGAAAGGGATTGGGTTGGTATTGCAACTCATTCTACCTTTAATGGAAGATCCTTTATGAGATCTGGTATTACTGGTAGTTCTAATGAACCTTATGCTGGTAACTATATTTTTGATGATATTTCTTCAAACTTTACAGGACTTACTACTTCATTTACTCTTCAATCAGATGGAAGTAATGTAGCAGGGTTCTCTACAAATAATGCTATTATTTTGATCAATCAAGTAACTCAAGGTCCTCAAAGAAGTAGTTCTGCAGTAAGTGCTCCTGGTGATTATGTTCTTGTTGAAGATACTGATGGCGTAGGTATTACTACTATTCAATTTACAGGTTCAATATCATCAGTTTCTTATGATCCTAATACAGCTACTGTTCCTCTAGGTGGAGTTATAGTTTCTGTAGGTTCTACAGAAGGATTGGGTTATCAACCATTAGTTGCTGCTGGTGGTACTGCTTTTGTTTCTGGATTGGGTACTATTAGTTCTGTAAGTATTGGAAATAGTGGTTCTGGATACAGATCTGGTATTCAAACAGTTGTTAATGTAGGTGTTCAAACATTAAGTACAGGAGCTCCTAATATTGAGTTTATTGGTACTGCTGCTATAAGTGGTGGTAATATTGTAAGTATTGCAATTACTAATCCAGGTACTGGATATACAACAACCAATCCACCAGCAGTGGTTATTGATAAACCATTATCTTATACTAATATTCCTCTTTTCTATACTGCATCTTCTGCTGGAGTTGGATCAGAAGCAAGAGCTAATATAGTAGTTGGAATGGGTGGTAGTGTAATAGATTTTGAGCTTATTAAAGAAGGATATGGTTATGGTGAAGATCAGGTATTAACTATTGGAGTAGGTGGAACTGTTGGTATTCCAACCAGTAGTTCATTTACACCATCAAGACAATTCGAACTTACTGTTCAAGAAACTGTAAGTGATACCTTTGCTGGATGGACTGTTGGAGATTTCCAAGTTTTAGATCCTTTAGATTCCTTATTTGATGGAAAAGTAACTTCTTTTGCATTAAATTTAAATGGAGTTCAACAAACCATTCAATCAAAACCAGGATCTAATATTGATGTTGAGGTTGCATTATTAGTATTCATTAACGATATTCTTCAAGTTCCTGATGTAGGATATACCTTTAAAGGTGGTAGTTATATTAGCTTTAAAGAAGCACCTAAATCAGGAGATACTTCTAAGATTCTTTTCTATAGAGGAACTGGATCAGTTGATGTTACTAATGTGGATATTTTAGAAACTATTAAAAAAGGTGATGAAGTAAAATTATATGATCAAGATATTTCTTTAGAAGAAAATAAGAGAACAGTAACCAATATCAATTCTTCTGATAGTGTTACTACTACTCTCTATCCTGGTCCTGGTATTACTACCAATGAAAGTTTCCAAAGATCTCTAATTTGGTCTAGACAAACTTCAGATAAAGTTATTGATGGGGAAATAGTTACTAAAGATAGACCTCATTATGAACCATTAATATATCCTACTACTAATATTATTCAATCTGTGGGTGTTGGATCTACTGTAATTTTTGTTTCTAATGTAAGAACATTCTTTGATAGTTCTAAAGAAGCATATACAGGACAATCTGATATTAGGATTATTTCTCAAGAAAGTGTAGTAGGAGCATCTGCTACTGTATTTGTCTCTGCTGCTGGAACTGTAAGTTCATTTGATATAACAAATCCTGGAGTTGGATATACTATAGCACCTACAGTTTCTATTACTACACCAGTAGGATATACTACTTCTCAAGGTGCTAGAGCAACTGCTACTATAAGTGGTGTTGGAACTGTAAGTGCTATTACAGTTTCTTATGGAGGAACTACTACAGGTTTTGCATATACTAATACAGATGCTCCTTCAGTTCTTATAGGAGAACCAAAATTAGTTACTTATGTTGAAACTATTAAAGATGTTTCTTATTCTGGTGATTTTGGAGTTATATCAGGTATTTCTACTACTTCAGTAGCCGCGGCTACAACAGGTATTGTGTTTGATTTACTTCTTCCAAAAGAATCATTATTCAGAGATGCTTCTATAGTAGGAAGTGCTCTTACTGTAAGTGGAATTTCTACTGGATATTACTTTACAGTATTTAATTCTAATGTAGGTAATGCAGTAACTTCTCTTTATCAAGATGGATCTGTAGTTGGTATAGGAACTTCTTTCTTAGATAATGTATATGAAGTTGCTAGTGTTTCTATAGGTCAAACTATTGGTCTTGGAATTGGACAAACATATGTTGCTAAAGTAACAGTAAGTGTTCAAGATTATAATGGATTAACTGGTCTTGGATATAGTGAGTTCTTTGGTGAATATAGTTGGGGAAGAATTGCTACTCAACCAAGGGGATCTGCAAGAACGTTCACATCATATGCTGGCAATAGTACTGGTCTTGTAGGAATAAACACTTCTCCTATAATTGAAAGGATGAATCCTTTAAGATATATAAATTATAACTCATAAATAACTAAAAAAATAGTAAAAATGTCAGCCATTATAACTGATCAACTTAGAATATTGAATGCTAAGAATTTTGTCTCAGCAGCAACTTCTACTGTAAATTCCTATTATTCTTTTGTTGGTTTGCCTAATGCTACCAACTATTCTTCTACATGGGAAACTAATCCTCCTGCTCCTAAGGATAGTTTTGAACAAGAAGATGATTATTGGGATACTATGATTGCATTAAAGAAGATTACTACTTCTGATGTACGTAGAATGGTCAGTAAGAATACCTGGACATCTGGTATAACTTATGATATGTATAGAGGGGATATTAGTAGATCTAATACAGCAAAACCTTCAGGTGCAACTAATTTATATGGAGCAAAATATTTTGTAGTAAATGAAGATTATAAGGTTTATATATGTTTGCAAAATGGAACTAATCCAGAAAATACTACTGGAAGACCTTCTCTAGATCAACCATCTTTTACAGATCTTGAACCTAAGGCAGCAGGTGATAGTGGAGATGGTTATATTTGGAAATACTTATTTACTATTAAACCTGGTGATATAACAAAATTTGATTCTACTAATTTTATTCCTGTTCCAGAAAATTGGGAAACTGGCTCAGCTAATGCTGCTGTAAGAGATAATGCATCTAGTAGTGGGCAATTAAAAATTATTACTATTACTAATAGAGGATCTGGTATAGGAACTGCTAATAGAACTTATACTGGAGTTCCTGTAAATGGGGATGGATCTGGTGCAGAAGCAACTATAGTTATTAATAATGATGCTAAAGTTGAATCTGTAAATGTTTCTAAGGGTGGATCTGGATATACTTACGGTACTTTAGATTTGGCTGCAGGTGGAGTTCCAACTGGAACTACATCTCCTGTTTTTAATGTTATTATTCCACCTCAAGGTGGTCATGGAGCAGACATTTATAAGGAGTTAGGAGCTACTAATGTTTTAGTTTATTCTAAAATTGAAAATGATTCTTCTAATCCAGATTTTATTACAGGAAATCAAATTGCTAGAATAGGAATTGTAGAAAATCCTCAAGCATATAATTCCAGTACAAATCTATCTTTATCTAAAGCTAGTTCTGTTTATGCATTAAAACTGATAGGAGCTGGTTATACTACTGCTACATTTAATTTGGATGGGCAAGTAACTCAAACTATTGGTATAGGTTCCACTGCAGTAGGAAGAGTAGTTTCTTATGATCAAACAACAGGTGTTTTAAAGTATTGGCAAGATAAAAGTTTGGTTGGATTCAATAGTGATGGATCTTTAAAAGTTGATCCAACTTATGGATATTCATTACATAGGTTTACAGCAACTCCTGCTAGTGGAGGATCTGTTAGTATAGCTAGTAATGAAGGTACTTTGGGGATAGATACTAATTTTGGTACTTCAGGAACTCCTGGTATAAGTACAGTAATAAATAATAGAACATATTACCTTGGTCAGAGTTTTACTAAAGGAGTTTCGCAACCTGAAGTAGAGAAATACTCTGGAAATATAATATATGTTGATAATAGACCTTCAATTACTAGGTCTGCTAACCAACGAGAAGATATCAAAGTCATTTTGCAATTCTAAAGAATCATGCCACAGGAAACTAATCTAAACGTCGCTCCTTATTTTGACGATTTTAGTGCAAAAGACCAATATTTTAAGGTATTATTTAAACCTGGATTCCCAGTTCAAGCTAGAGAATTAACAGGGATGCAATCTGTTCTTCAAGATCAGATTGAAAAGTTTGGAAGTCATGTATTTAAGGAAGGTAGTTCTGTTACTGGTGGTGGAATTAAATTTTCTAACGCCTATGAATCTATTAAAGTACAGTCATCTAATAAAGGTTTTAATGTTCAAGATTATCTTTTAAATTTAGATGGTAAGATTTTAATTGGTAGTGAATCTGGAATAAAACTTCAGGTTAAAGGATATATGGCTGAAAGATATTCTGATAATTCTTATGTTATATTTGTAAATTATTTAAGTAGTGGAGCTAATAATAATGCTAGATGTTTGTCTGGAGAATCTTTACTTTTAGATGGAAGTCCTTTTACTACTAGAAATGGTACAATTTTCCAACCTGGAGAATCCGTTCTTCAATTAATGAATGGAGTATGCACTTTTATGGGATGTGCAGCTGTTTTATCTGAGGGTATATATTTTGCTAGGGGTTATTTTGTAGAAGTTAAAAAACAAACTACAGTATTAAGTCCTTTTGTTAATAACATTAGTGCTCAAGTAGGATTGCGCGTTAAAGAAACTATTATTAATTCTGATATAAATTCTAAATTAACTGATAATGCTGCTGGATATAGCAATTATACTGCACCTGGAGCCGATAGATTATCAATAGAGTTAAAATTAGAATCTTTTAAACTTGGTGCAACTAATGTTCCTAATTTTATACCTTTATTGCAAGTAAACGAAGGAGTAGTTACTTCTACAGAAGATAAATCTCAATATAATGATTTAAGTAAAGAATTTGCTAGAAGAACATTTGATGAGTCTGGAAATTATTATGTTAAACCATTTAGCCTCACTCCAAGAAATACTTTAAATGATTTTGAAGGAAATAATGGAATTTTTTCTAAAGATCAAAAAACTTACAATAATAACGATCCAAGAAACAGTTTAGGAACTTATAAATTTTCTCCTGGAAAAGCATATATTGAAGGATATGAAGTTGAAACTATAACTCCTTCTTTTCTAGATTTTAATAAACCAAGAACTACAAAGCTTTTAGAAGATCAAAGTATTAATTATGTTACAGGTCCTACTTTTACATTAAACAATGTTTCTGGATCACCTATTATAGGGCTTGGTACTGATTATACTGTTAGTTTAAGAGATCAAAGAATAACAGGAATTGGAACTAGTGCTGCTGGTAAAGAGATTGGATTAGCAAGAGTATATGATTTTGCATTAGAATCAGGTTCTTATGATGCTGCTAATGCTAATGTTAATGAATGGGATATTGCTTTATATGATATTCAAACATATACAGATATTGCTTTAAATACTCCCACTACTCTTTCTCTTCCTACCCATATTAAGGGTAAATCTAGTGGAGCAACTGGATATTTGAGAAATGCAGTAACTAGTTCAACTTCAGTTACTGCATATAATACTAAAGGAACTTTTATAACTGGAGAGCAATTTATCTTTAATGGAATAGAGAGTGGAAATATTGCTGCAGGAGCAACTTCATATAATACTAGTGATATTAAATCTATTCATGGTACTGTAAGTACAGCAAGTACTTTTAATGGTGATGTAAAACAAAGTAATTTATTTTCTTTTGGAGAAGTTAATATTAGTGGTGTTACTACAGATGGAGCATATTTGGGAATTTCTACTGTAACCAGTACAGATCCTAGTAAGTTTTTTATAGGAATTGCTACAGTAGGTAATATAGTAGAATATACAAATTCAGGATTTAATACTACTTCATATGCAAGAGTTGAAAGTGTTTCTCAAAATTCTTTAACTATTTCAGGAATAACTACTGTTACTGGTATATGTGATGGTGGACTTCCAAGTACTTCAATCAATCCTTCTAATTTTAGAATACTTACCTCACAATTCCAATCTTCTACTGATAATACATTATTTACTTCTTTACCTAAGAAAAATATTTCTGGTGTAGATTTAACTGATTCTTCCTTGTCTATAAGAAAACAATTTGATGTTACTATCACTGATAGTTCTACAGGAGCAATTAGTAGTGGAAGTGCTTTAGAAACATTCTTACCTTATGATGAAGAAAGATATGTTTTAATTAGAACTGATGGTGTAACAGAATCCTTATCTTCTGACAAAATTAATTTTAATACAGGTTCTACTGAAATAACTATTAATGGCTTAGGAGGAGATAGTCCTGCTAAATTAATAGCTACCTTAAGAAAGGTAAATGTTAAAGAAAAGATTAAGGAAAAGCAGAAAGTTAATGTATTAACTATAATAAATTCTAAAGATTCTTCTTCTGGAATTGGAACCACTACATTAAATGATGGTCTTACTTATAGCACAGTTTATGGAACTAGAGTTCAAGATGATGAAATTTCATTAAATGTTCCAGACGTAACAAAAATTTATGGAGTTTTGGAATCTAATAATGCTAGCGATCCAGTTTTCCCTAGATTAAATTTACGTTCTATTAATAGTGCTACTGGAAAAACTAATGATTTGTTGATAGGGGAAAAATTTATTGGTAGTAAAAGTAATGCTAAAGGAGTTTATGTAAGTAAATATGATGATTCTGCTGTCAATTATATTGCATTAAATGATTATACTTTCCAAAATAATGAAAATATAACTTTTGAAGATTCTGCTATCGAGGCTACAATTTCTTCTGCTGTATTAGGATCTAATAATATAACTGATGAGTTTACTTATGATGATGGTCAAAGAAGTACCATTTATGATTATGCTAGAATGGTAAGAAAATCTAATTTTAATGAACCAACTAAAAGAATATCTATAATATTTGAATCTGCCTATTTTACATCATCTGATACTGGTGATCTTACTACAATTAATTCATATGATAATTTTCAGTATTCCGATTTACCTACTATAGATGGAGTTGGTGTAAGTGATATATTGGATATTAGACCAAGAGTATCTGATTTTTCAGGAACATCAAGATCTCCTTTTGAATTTTTAGGAAGATCATTCACTGCATCAGGAAATTCTGCTAAAAATATTTTAGCATCTGATGAATCTATTCTATTAGATTATTCATTCTTTCTCCCTAGACTTGATAAAATTTATTTAAGTAAAAATGGTACTTTTCAGTTAGTAAATGGTATCCCTGCAGAAACTCCAGAATGGCCAAATGCTGTTGATGGGGCGTTAGAAGTTGCTTCAGTTTCTTTACCTGCTTATCTTTATAATATTAATGATTTAAATATCAGTTTAGCGAAGTATAAAAGATATCAGATGAGTGATATCAATAAATTAGAAAAAAGAATTGCAAATTTAGAATTTTATACTTCTCTTTCTTTACTGGAAAGAGATACCTTGAATATGCAGATTACTGATACTGATGGGTTAAATAGATTTAAATCTGGATTTTTCGTAGATGATTTTTCTAGTACAGATAATCAACTTAAAAAAACAATAGTAAAAAATAGTATTGATTATAAGAATGGAGAACTTAGACCTTCACCTTATACTACTGAACTTGATTTAAAATTAGATGGTGATAGTTTTAATGGAATTAGGAAAACAGGTAGAGTATTATCTTTAGACTATGGTGAAGTACCTTTTGTAAGACAACCTTTTGCTACAAAAACAGAAAGTGTAACTCCTTTCCTCATTAACTACTATGGAGGATCTATTACTCTGACTCCAGAATCTGATGTGTGGGTGGATCAGGTTGTTTTGGATGCTAAATTAGAAGATTTAGATACATTTACTGAAAGTAGTGAACAAGTAGAAGCTGGTGGATGGGACCCAGATACTGGATATAGTCCTGTAGTTTGGGGTGGATGGGAAACCACTTGGACAGGTGGAGGTGGTGACACTGTAATTGATAGCTCCAGTAGTGTTTTCTGGGGTGGATATGATCAAGGTAGTTATGGAACTAGACATGAGTATAGAACTACCACTACTACTTTTAGATCTGAACCAACTAGTATCACCCAGGAAAGAAGAGGAAAAAGATCTATAGAAAGAGAAACTTTTAGTACTATTAATGAAGGTCCAAAAGTAGTTAATACTGATATAACTCCTTATATGAGATCTAGAAATTTAGATTTCTCTTGTAAGGGTTTGAAACCTACTACTAGTGTATTTGGATTCTTTGATGGTGAGAATATTAATAAATTTTTAGTTCCAAAACTTCTTGAAATTTCTATGACTACTGGAACTTTCCAAGTAGGAGAAACTGTTATTGGAACTACATCTGAAGGTAAAGAATTAATTAGATTTAGAGTTGCTGCATCTAATCATAAGATGGGTCCATATGATGATCCTGGTATTACATATAATACAAATCCTTACTATTCAGCTACTCCTCTTAGAAGAGGAACAGTGATGATTGATAGTATCATTCCAACAGCACCAGATGGTTCTACTTCTACTGATTCATCAGAAACTATTTTAATTCCTGCAGAATATTCTTCAACTTCTACTATTTTGAATGTTGATACTTTAAGTTTATCTGATAAGTCTGAAAACATTTATTATGGATATGTAGAAAAAGGTCTTAAGTTAGTTGGACAAACATCTAGTGCTCAAGCTACTATTAGCAATCTTCATTTAAAAACAGATACTTTAGGACATGTTAGAGGATCTTTCTTTATACCAAATCCTAATGATATTACGACACCTAAATTTGAAGCTGGTAAGAAAGTCTTTAGACTTACTAGTAGTAGTGTTAATAGTCAATCTGTCTCTCAAGTAGGAACAGATGCTACTGCTATATTTGATGCTGCTGGTAGTGTTGAAACTGTTCAATCTACTATTATTAGTGTTAGAAATATTCATACTCATACTCAAGTGCAGGTTGAATCTCAAAGTAGTACTAGTGGTGGAGGAG